CTAAGAATGAACGCAAGGTACTATTGAAAGCTGAGAGCTCACAAAAAGGTACTTCTAAAAAAGTAACCTACCAATATGGGGAAGAGGGAGGAGGCGAACGCACTTTGCACGCTCCTACTAACCTTACATTAGAAGAACTAAAAGCCTTTACCGAAAAGACTTATAACAGTTCGGTATTTGACGGCTACGAGGGCACACTGGAGAGCTTTGGTTACCCTCGCACAAAGGCAGGCGATACCATTGCGCTAACAGACCCTAACTACCCTGATAAACACCGAGACGGCTTGTATATCTTGGAGAGTGTGAGTATATATCTTAACGCACAGGACGGTTACAAGCGAAAGAATAAACTATCAATGAAACTATCAAACACCACAGAACAATGGAACAAGCCTTTGCCACAGCGATTGCTCAGTTAGTACCCAGAGGAAAATCTGTAACTACGCTTGGGATAGTAAGTAAAATAGAGGGTAACACCTGCGAGGTAACACGTGAGGACTTGCCTCCGCTATTGGATGTGCGTTTAAACGCTGTTCAAGGGGCGTTTGAAAACTGTTTAAACATAATGCCTAAGATAGGTTCGCAGGTGTTGTGTTTGGAGGTGGAGGGTGAACCTTCAGAGACTTGTGTGGTAGGTTATACTGAGATTGATAGTATAGAGGTGAAGATAGATGGCGCGATTGTGAAGATAGCCAAAGGTAGGCTACAGGTAAAGAACAATCTTGCCGACCTTAAACAGATACTTACTGAGTGGCTTTCGGAACTTAAAGCAGCAGTAGTGCAAACCCCAGCAGGAACTGGCAACTTTGCCCCTAACAATGTAGCTAAATTTAGTGATTTAGAAAGTAAAATCAATCAGTTATTAGAGTGATATGGTACGAAAAGATTTGTTGTTAGATGCATTGGGTGATTTGGCTATTGAGGAGGGTGATTTTGTGATTGATTCCTCGGATATGCAACACATAAAGCATATAGTGGAAGCTCAGAAAGGGGAATTTAAAGAGTTTCCTTTTATCGGGTTTGGCGTAGAGAACTACCTAAAAACAAATACTAACCCTTTAGCCTTTAAACGAGACCTAAAAATACAATTAGAATACGACGATTATAAGAATGCCACCATAGACCTCTCAAAAGGCTATGAAAAGTTAAAAATAAACCTATAGACGCACTATGGCACTAAACAAAGAACAATTAAAGCAAGGCCTTGTAGCCCTGCAACGCGATATGCTTACCAAGACAGAGGCAAGCCCAGAAGAGTACGCAGAACGCTTAGCCCTCTCTTATTCACGACTTTGTCTGCAGTGGCGAGGTAACAGTAGCTGCCGGTATCAGTGTAAACACAACAGGAACGGCAGCCGCCCAAGTGGGTGCTACTATAAGTGAAGGAAAAGGGAAAATAACTTAAAAAAACACATATCACAATGGAATGGATAACAGAAGTACTTAAAGAGCATTTCGGTTCGTTTATCGGTATGATATTATCGGGCTTAGCGGGTTGGTTTTTCGGTAGACCCAAACAACAAATGGAGCTACAAACCAACGAGCTCGATAACGTGGACAAAGCCATGAAGATTTACCGCGAGATGATAGAGGACTTAGGTGCCAAGTACGCTACCGCTATTGAAGAGCTCAAGCACGCTAACCAGCGCATAAAAGAGTTAGAAGCCTCTGTTGAGGAACTATTGACAGAACTCAAAAAATACAAGCAGCTTAATGGTAAAGCCAAATGACACTAACAGTACTACATAATCAGTCGCTATTAGACCTCGCCCTGCAACACACGGGCAGCATAGAGGCTGTCTTTGAATTGGCAACCGCCAATACCCTTAGCATTACCGATGAGGTGGCAGCAGGAAAGACATTAGTACTCCCTGCCGAAGCGTTCACAAACAAAGAGATACTAAGCTACTACACCACTAAAAAACTACAGCCCGCCACAGCCTTCACCAAAGAAGACGAACAGGTGTTTGAACGCCTCGAAGGCATCAGTATATGGGCGATAAACCTTGATTTCGTCGTTAGCCATTAGCAAGCGATACAATCTAACGACTAATAACTAAAGACTAACGACTAAATATTATGGCACGAAGCGTTCAAGAAATACAAACCCTTATTCTGCAAGCTAAAACACAAGAGCCTGCACTGGAAAGCCTCAACAGCACCTCCAAAGTAGCTGTATGGCGATTGTGGGTCTATATTATAGCGGTGGCTATATGGAGCTTGGAAAAACTCTTTGACCTCCACCGCGAGGATATAGATAAGAGGTTGGCAGAACTCAAACCAGGGACAGCCAAGTGGTATCATTCAAAAGCCTTAGCATTCCAATACGGATTCGAACTCTTGCCCGACAGCGACAAGTTTAACAACGAGGGGCATACAGAAGAGGAGGTAGAATCCGCCAAAATAGTAAAGTACTGTGCCGTTACCGATGCCCCTACAGAGAGCCGTATCGTCATCAAGATAGCTACCGCACAAGGCGAGGAGCTCACCCCCGTAACCGCACACCAGCAAGAGGCCTTCAGCCGTTATATCAATGAAATAAAGTACGCAGGCGTGTACGTAACCATTCTGAACAACCCTCCCGATATTCTCAAGCTCTCTATTCGTATTGTACGCAACCCACTGATATTAGATGAGAATGGTATGGATGTCAATTCGGGCAAACATACCGTGAAAGAGGCTATTAAGGCCTATCTCAAGAGGCTGCCTTTTAATGGCGAACTCTCCCTGCAAGCCCTTACCGACGAAATTCAGAAGGTAGAGGGGGTCAAAGACGTAAGTATTGACCTCGCCCAAACCAAGTGGCTCGACAGCACAATATGGGGGAATTTCCAAGAGATAAACATTAGCAGAGTGCCCGAAAGCGGCTACTTTACCGTGAATTTCGACACCCCAAACGACACCCAAAGCACCATTACCTATCTATGAGAATATTCACCCTTAACCTGCGCCAACTCATCATCTTGCTACTGCCTACCTTCCTGCGCAGTCCCCGCAGCATAGCGTGGCTACAAATGCTCATCGCACCTGTAGAGCAGCTGCAATACAACTTTAATGAAAAGCGCAAAGCCGACCTCGTAATACTCGAGCATAACGGACAAAAGTGCTACCTGCGCAAAATACTCAACGACTCTTTCGACAACAAGCTTAGGCGCATACGCATTGAAGATATGCCCTTATTCAATGCGCACTACATCTTTACCCAGGGCGAACAGCAGCCCTTATACCTCACCGATGCAGCTCCCCTACATTTATATGCTGAAAGTGAATTACAGATAAGTGGGGTGAACTTCTCGGTGTATATACCCCAAGAGCTGCGCAGGCGCGAGGTAGAGTTGCGCGCCCTTATAGACATTTATAAATTAGCATCCAAACGTTACATTATACAATATGAATAAGATAAACTTCGACAATACAGGCGGCTTCCCGCTGGGAACCTACACCCTCGATTTTATGCAGAAGAGTTACCAGCTGCTGAACGCACTGGGCAATATCGCTGGCAACCTCACCATACTTACGGGTTGCGAGCAGGTGGGAAAGAGCGTTACCGACGGGGTAGTATTCATTGAGGGCGAGGTGCTGCCATTCAAAGGTGCACTGCTATCCGAGAAGGTTGTTGTTGTAGAAAGCATTAATAAACGCATCTTTAAAGATGGTGCACAAAAAGTAGTAGAGCTTACCCGTTACGCCACCTTCGGCAATAGCATTAACGGGCATCTTTGGGCTAATTTTAAACGCCCTTTAAACACCCAGCAAATCGAGGCACAAGCCTTCACCGAAGAGACCTCCCTTTTGAAAAGGCTCGCACGGTTGGAGGAGCGAGTGAAGAAGACCGTGCCCCTTGGATTAGTAGCCATCTGGGGGAAACCCGCCAATGAAATACCCGAAGGGTGGAGAGAGTACACCCCACTTCGCGGACGTATGCCCGTAGGACACAACAGCTCCGATGCCAAGCTCGGCATCTTAGCAGGAGAAGGCGGAGAGCAACAGCACACCCTCACTCAAGCCGAAATACCGAAGCACAAGCACGGATATGAAGATACTATTGCCGTTGCTGATATTAATTGGCAGGAAGCAGAGCTTTTTAAAATAGGAGGAGACTTCGATAAGTACGCTGATACGGGAAGGCATCTCCCCGGTGCTGGGGATACCAACAACTATCTTCGGCTGTGGAAAAACCGACAGAGTAGTGAGGTAGGTGGCGATACCCCCCACAACAATATGCCTCCTTACCGCGTAGTACAATTCATTGAATACGTAGGTTTTAACGACTAAAAACTAAGTGATATGACAGCAATAACAATATTAAAGCAGTGGTTTGCCAACTTCAAGAAGCCCACCCAAGAGCACTTTTGGGCGTGGATAGATAGCTTCTGGCACAAGAGCGAGAAGATACCAATGGCCAACATTGAGGGCTTGGAAAGCCTCGTGGAGGGTACCGCCTCTGCCGAGCAGCTTCGCAACCACCTCACCGACACCCACGCTCATAAAGAGGTGTTTGATAAGAAGGTAGATAAAGTACCAGGGAAGAAGCTCTCTACAGAGGACTTCACTACCGAGTTACGCACCAAGTTAGAAGGCTTACAGCAGGTAGATACATCGGGCTTGTTGCCCAAAGGTGCTTACACGGGTAATGCATCGAGTTTGAAGGCTGATATTGATAAAAAGGTAGATAAAGTAGCGGGTAAGGGACTATCGTCTAATGATTATACCAATGAAGAAAAGCGAAAGAATGAGGAAAATGCGCTTAAACGTGTTGCCAATATTACGGTTACGGGCGATGTAAATAAGATAATTACTATAACATTTGCCGACAGCACAGTAATGCAAGCCCCTTTTAAAGATAACGACCATATACCTTTAGCTGATGTGCATATGAACTCGCTGAACTTCAATGTTAATACGGGTGTACTAACAGGAGTAAAGAGCGACGGCAATGAGATTACAGTATCCTTAGAAGGGCGTTATTCATTGATAGGACACCACCACGACGAGCGGTACGCGCCTATAACCCACCATCATAACGAGTACGCCCTCCGCACACACAGGCACAACTGGGATGATATTGACGGGAAGCCAAGGTTCGACTTCCTACCATTAGGTGGGGGGGTTATAACACCTGTGGATAGTGGCGACCACCAAGAGGGGATTAGAATTGGAAGGGCGGATAATGGCTGGGCAATGATAACACTTGGTACACAGGGTCTTTCTGGAGTAAAAGAGGGGGAGTACGCATTGGCAAGAGACGCTAATGGTAACTTCTTGTTAAGGACGGCTATTGGTGGGGTAATGAAGGATTTGATAATCGCCAATAAGAACGAAGTTATATTTTCTGATATTATTAAGGTACCAACATTAGTGCTAACTTCTGGCTCCTCTCCTAAAGATATTGTTAAGATTAGAGTAGCAGATAAAACATTAATTATAGGTAACGAGGAATTTAACGAGGTATATTATTATAGAGGAGCCGGCTTTAGAAAGGATGGGTCATCGGATAATAAGGTACTCTTAGGGGGAGGAGGAGATATTGAGATTAGTGAACTACTCGCGAGGAAGGGGGGGGTAGTATCCAATAGCTTCCCACTTCGCCCCGACCACAGGAATATGGTATTGTTCGTTACCAATAGTGTAACACTGGAATTAGGTGGCCTTGAGAGCTTGGGGAGCATCTCCTTCCGCAAGGTCTTCGACGTCGGTGAGGTAACCTTCAACTGCGTTGACAAGAGTATCATCTACACGGGGGACACCCAATTCAATGGGAAGAGGGGGAGCACGGCGGTAGTAAGTGTGTATGACAAAGAATGTTATATTGACATTAGGAATGTTTAATTATGAGAGAAGTTACACAACTTAAGTACTTACAGAGGTTATATGAATGCAATACAATTCTTTGACTGGGGGGTACCTCCCCCCCCAAGCCCTAACCGGCCTATTAATCAAGAGGTAGTTATCGGCATTGAGGGTATAGAGGAGGAGCTTCCTATCAACGCCTATTCCAGCATCTACTCCGTGCACTGGACGGCCATACAGAACTTTATCACGGCCAAGAATACGCCCTATGCGGGCTTCTGGGGCAACGCCAAGATAGAATTGCTGGGCAAGAATACCTTCAAGATATGGGGGGTAGACCAATATACCCAGCATAATATTGATACGGTTTATAAGCTATCTTCCGTAGGGCAGGGCAATAGGTTCCTGCAATTCAGCCTCTCATTTGACGAGCATAAGTATTATGACCTCATTGTAGAGAAGTACGTACTTGAAGGCTTTAATGTGAGATATGCTCCAGGGTACTATTCGCTCCCCTCTCTCATTATGCAATACAACAATAACAATAACGTGGTAGACCTTTATAACTTTAAAGGCGAACACCCAGATTACAAGTATTATTATCCATTTAAGTTCAAAAAGAAATGAAAAAGAGCCACCGCAGCATACGCTACCTCGTAGTTCATTGCTCTGCTACACCAGAGGGCAGAGACCACACCGCCAAGGATATTGACGCTTGGCATAGGCAAAGAGGATTTAACGAAATCGGTTACAACTACATAGTACGCCTTGACGGCACTGTCGAAGAGGGTAGAGATGTCAATAAAATCCCTTCACACGTGAAAGGCTACAACAAAGAAAGCATTGGCATCTGTTATATTGGGGGGATAGACAAGAACACCCTCCAACCCAAAGACACCCGTACCGATGCCCAAAAAGAAGCCTTAAAGAAGCTTCTTGCCGAACTCAAAGCCCTCTACCCCGAAGCCGAGATTTTAGGGCATAGAGACTTTCCAGTAGTAGCCAAAGCCTGCCCTTGCTTCAACGCAAAAGACGAATATAAATCAATTAGCAAATGAGAAAATTACTCCTATTATTATTAGCGTTTCTCGCCTTAGTAGGTTGCCGCACCCGTAAAGCAACCACTACTGAGCAACGCCACGCCCAGAAAGAGCACTTTATCCATTACAAGGATAGTTCACAGCTCTTTGCCTATCAAGCCCATAAAACGGACTTGTCCGACCTGTCAGACTCGTACTTTGAGTTAGAATTAGAAACCCTCACCGATAGTGCAGGCAAAGCACGTGAACTCATCTACACCCGCATTCGTGATGGCGATAGCGAGACCATAAGGGTAACAAACGGAAAGGTGAAAATTAAAGCTACAAATACCCATTCTAAGAGTCTACAGCAGGCTGATAGTACCCTTTTATATAATACGAAGATACAGACAAAAACCGAAGCGCAAAAGCACAAATATACCCAACACAAACAAGTGAACAAACAAGTAAAAAACAGCCCCGTAAGGCACATCCTTTGGCTCTTGCTACTACTCGCCTTGTTAATTTATATATGTTGGAAATACAAGCCGTTTCGGTGGATGTAAGAATTTAAACAGCTTTTAAATGAAGTTTAAACACTGCTAAAAAGGAGGACAAGCAGTATAAAAAATGTCCTCCGCTTTTAAATAGTTTCTCACGCTAAATTTAAAACACGAACCCGAAAGC